CCAGAACCAGGTGGTACTCAGATTGAACTTGGAGTAACCAAGGAGTACAATGCACAAGCACTAGTGGATGCCTTCTTTGAGGCAGCAGCAATTCTTGATGAAAAGAATCTTCCTAAGACTGGACGTACAGCCGTGCTTAACCCACGTCAGTACTACGCTCTAGTATCTCAGGTATCTTCTAACATCTTAAACAGAGACTATGGTAACAATCAAGGTAACCTAACCTCTGGTGAGGGACTAGTTGAAATAGCTGGTATCTCTATCAAGCGTTCTAACAACTTACCTTTCCTTGCTGGTACAGTTAATGCTCAGTCTGGTGAGAACAATACCTATTCAGGTGACTTCTCAAACAGCTGTGGACTTATCTATCAGCGTGATGTAGCTGGAATTGTAGAAGCCATTGGCCCTCAAGTCCAAGTTACGGGTGGGGACGTATCAGTTTTATACCAAGGAGATGTACTTGTTGGTCGTCTCGCAATGGGTGCTGGTACACTTAACCCTGCAGGTGCTATTGAACTTCTTAACACATAAGGAGGTATACAATGTCAGTTAAACCTGGTATTTGTCAAAAGCAAACAATGACTAAAGGTGTTAGTGGAGCTAAATCTACTACCAAAAATATGCCTACTAAGTTAGAATATGGCAGACCAACATCTGCTGATGGTCTTAGTGCTCAGGCATATGCAAACTGTTAATTAATTATTATTATGGCCGCTTCTGTAGCTAAGGGAAACAACGGTGTATGCACAACTGATGCAACCCGTGAAAGTGTATCCCGCACTAACGGTGACGGCACAGATATTCGTTCGTCTAATGCTATCTACTCAATTACAAAGAACTTGAGGACAGCATATCCAGGCGTTGAATGCAACGTTACCTAGTTTATATAAAGGGGGGTATCCGTACCTCCCTTTTTTTTATTCACAAATATTTATACCTATGACTTCTACTCCCACAACCGTTGATATCGATACAGAACTATCCGCAGTCAATGCAATTCTGGGTAGTATCGGTCAAGCACCTTTATCTAGTTTAGATTATGATAACCCTGAAGTAGCTTTTATCTATAATATATTAAAAGAATCAAACCAAGATATCCAGAATGAAGGCTGGACTTTTAATAAAGAATTTCATATCAAGTTTAGTAATAAGGTAGGGAATAAATTCCACATCGATTCTGATATTATACAAATAGATAACGAAGATGCATGGGATCGTACCCGTGATTTCGTTCGTCGTAAAGATAGTACTGATGGTATTTGGAAATTATATGACAGAGTTAATCATACATTTGAATATCCTGATGATGATTACTTCTATGTACATGTTATTAGACTATTACCTTTCGAAGATATACCAACACCTTTCCAAAGATATATTATATATAAAGCTTCTGGTAAGGCTGCAGTACAATTAGTTGCTAACCCTCAATTACAACAGATGTTAAGTTCATTTGAAATGCAAGCTAGAGCTGCTTGCTTAGAATATGAATGTAATCAAGGTGATCATAACTTTATGGGCTGGCCTGATGAATCTGCCTATCAATCTTACAAACCTTATACATCCTTAAGACGCTAATGTCAAGTGTTACACAACAAATACCGAATTTTAAATTAGGTATATCTGAACTACCAGATGAACTGAAAACACCAGGTCAAGTAGTTGATTTAAATAATGGGATACCTGATATCACAAGAGGTTTGATTAAAAGACCTGGCTCAGATTTAGTGAAAGCTATTACTCCAGCAGCAGCAGGTAAATGGTTTCCTATTTATAGAGAAGAAGATGAACAATATATAGGACAAGTAGCTAGAGATGGCTCAGTCAAGATATGGAGATGTAGTGATGGAGCTGAAATCCCTGTAGATTATGCTAATGTACCAGGTACAAATGTTTGTAATTATCTGATTCATACAGAGTCCCAACAGATCCAACCTATTACAGTTAACGAAACAATTCTATTTGCTAATAGAACAAAAACAGTTGCTATGTTAACTGACTCTGCAAATAAATCTCCAGCTATTGAGTATGAAGCTTTTATTAATTTAAGAACTATATCTTATGGTAAGCAATATTCATTAGATATTTTTGATCCAACTGATCATAGTACTGTTACATATAATAGAGCTACAGCATTAGAAGCTCATGAAGATGTAGATACAACCAATATAACTGGATATTCAAATGATGGTAAATGCCAAGGTATGAATAGGTCTATGGTAAGGCCAGCATCTACAAACTCTGGTACATCATATATGAATGGTGGTACAGGTAAATCTAATCTTGCTTATGAGATGGATACCAGATGTACCCCAGTACCACAGCCAGGCAGTGTGTCTTCTGCTTATGATGATTCCTACCAACCTACATGTACTTTACATTTTGGTGGAGAAGGTTGGACTACTAATGATACTCATGACTATACTTCAGTAAAAGGTTTAGAAACTCAAGTTAAAGTTACAGCTCATGTTGCTATAACAGCTAGAGCTAATATAGCTTTAGTGAGACCTGAACCAACCGCTTCTAATAATGAAGAGAATGTATCAGCCGAAAGTATTCTAGCTGGTATGAAGAATGCTATAGATTCTATTTCTGGTACAGGTATAACTGCTACAATATGTGGTAATGGTTTACACCTACGAAGAGCTACACCATTTGGCATAACAACCACAGAAACTAATCTGATGGAAATCATTACTAATCAAGCTAATGATGCATCAGATCTTCCTAAAACTTGTAGACATGGATATGTAGTTGAAGTTGTTAACAGTGGTGAAGATCAAGATGACTATCACTTAAAGTTTAAAGTTAATAATATTGGAGATGAAACTGTAACAGGTACTTATGCTAGATCTGGAACAACTATTACTATTACTAAAGCTAATCATGGTTTAAGTAATGGGGATACTCTTATAGCAGACTTCACAAGTGGAGCTGCAACAGATGGATGGTACACTGTAGCAAACAAAACAACAAATACTTTTGAAGTAACTGACTCGGCATCAGGTACTATCTCAGCAGGTGAAACAGTTTCTTATACCCCTAATAGATTTGGTAGAGGTGTCTGGGAAGAATGCCCAGGTCCAGGTTTAGATGTTAAGTTTGATAAGGATACAATGCCTTTACAACTTACTAGAGTAACAGAACTTAATGTAACTCATACAGTTGCTACATCCGCAGTAGATACCTCTGCTGAAACAATTACTATCACAGCTCACGGTAAAGCTACTGGAACTCCAGTATATTACAGCAATGGTGGTGGTACAACTCTTGCAGGATTAACAAATAATACTGCTTATTATTGTATCAAAATTGATGATAATACAATTAAGCTTGCAACAAACTTAGCAAATGCTGAAGCTGGTACTGCTATCAATTTAACAGGTACAGGAAATAATGCTCAGACTTTTAAAGAGTATGAAGATATAAATGGTACTGCTACAGATATAAGTACAACAGGTGCATATAGATTTCTTTACCCTGCCTGGTCTGAAAGAGATGTAGGTGATGATATTACAAACCCTAAGCCATCTTTTGTTGGTAAAAAAATTAACAAAATTTTCTTCTATAGAAATAGAATTGGACTGTTAGCAGAAGAGAATGTAATACTATCTCGTACTAATGATTTCTATAACTTCTGGGCTAAGACTGCGTTTACAATTGCTAATGCTGACCCGATTGATCTACAGTCAAGCTCATTATATCCTACAGATTTATTTGACGCTATTGAAGTCAATGCTGGTTTATTAATATTTAGTGCTTCTCAACAATTCCTATTGTCAACTGATGAAGCACAGATGACACCTGAAACTGCACGAATACAGTTCATTTCTAACTATGCATTTGATGAAAGAACAGTTCCTTTCTCATTAGGTGTTACTGCAGGATGGTTAAATAGTACTGCTGAACGTACAAGATTCCATGAGATTGCAGGTATACAAGCTGTTGGAGACCCACAAGTATTAGAACAAAGTAAAATTGTTTCTAAGTTGTTCCCAGTAGATTGTACCTTAATTGCCGAATCAACTGAAAACCAAATGATTTTATTTGGTACAGAAAATAACAAAGAAGTTTGGGGATATAGATTCCATACTCAAGGTGATCAAAGAATTCAATCAGCATGGTTCAGATGGGAACTACCAGGTACTGTTACTTGGCATACCATGATGGATGATATATATTATACTGTTATTAAAAATGGTAGTGATTATACCTTAGAAGCAACTGATATTAAAAATGCTACAGATACTTTATTAGTAGGTACAGCACCTGATGATTATCTTATTCATTTAGATACAAAGAAAACTATAGCATCAGCTGATATGACTTATGTCACTGCTACTGATAAAACTACATTTACATTAGGTGCTGGTTATTATAGTGGTCAAACTTTAAAAGCTTTCTGTAATGCAGACTGTGATGATAAAGGTAAAACTGTACCAGCAGAATCTATAACTGGATCACACCCTAATAAGGTGGTAACATTAGATGGTAACTGGAAAACTTCTACCAAAGATGGAGCAACAGTTAACACTGATGTTATTATTGGATATGAATATGAGATGGAAGTAGAATTCCCTACAGTATATATCCAACAGTCAGGTGAAGGTAGAGTTAAATCTGAAACACGTGGATCATTAATTGTGCATAGAGTTAATTTCTCTTTCGGTGAAGTAGGTCTCATAGAAACTACATTAAAACGTAGAGGAAGAAACGACTATAGTACTACCTATGAATCACTTGAATGGGATAGTTATATACTAGGTACTCCAGGTATAACAAAAGATTATATACATACAATACCGATATATGATAGAAATACAAATGTTAGTTTACATTTAAAATCAACACATCCATCTCCAGCTACGTTGCACTCATTAACATGGGAAGGAGATTATTCTAATAAGCTCTATCAACGTGTCTAAATATATTCACCCATTAACAATGGAGGCTGCTGTTGAAGTGGCCTCTAATTTACGCCCTGATGACTATAGAGAAGTCTATGAGGGCCATGGTCAATTCCCACTTCTACACCTTCCTCAGTATACCTTCAATGGTGAAGCAGTATATTTTGAGGTGCCTAACGGCAAGACTGCTGGAATGGCTGGCGTGGAACCAGACGGATCAATATGGATGTTATGTACACCCGCTATACATGACTATCCTTTGACCTTTGCTAGAGAAGCTAAACGCTTTGTAGATAGTAGAGATCATAAACTTTTATGGAATATAGTTGATAAACGGAATACCGTTCATTTAAAACTACTCCAATTTCTAGGATTTAAATTCTTAAGAGAACTTAAGCATGGTCCTAACCAATTAACCTTTATTGAATTTTGCCGTGTGCAACCCAGTATCAGGGGCCATGTTTGCAGTCCAAACTGCAGGTAGTATATTTCAACATGGTCAACAAACAGCTGCTGTAAGAGCTAGAAACAGAGCAAAACTAGCTAACTTTAATGCTGAAAATGAAGCATATATAGCAGACACAATTTTAAATAATACTCAATGGAAGAATACCGTACAAAGCTCTGAGGTAGCCATTGATAATATATTTACAAATGCTGCTAAAACTTGGGAAACTCAAGATCTAGAGATGGATGCAATACATGCTAAACATGCATTCAATACTATAGATATTCTTAAGGAGATGTATAAGAATGAGTATGCAGGAGAGCAGACAGGTGTTACAGCTGGTAGATTAGCAGGTGCATCAGTACGAGATGCAGGTATGGCTTTAACAAAATCAGTTAGAGATGTACTTATAAATGAAGATAAATCATATATGAATAAAGAGATTGCGACAATTGATGCTAATGCAAAGATGCGTGATCAATGGGAACAAGTCAGACAGTCTCCAATACCTGGTCAATCTCCTGTAGCTCCTGAATATGAAGCTGGACCTAGTACTGGTGCTTTAATGATGAACATTGCTATGAATGCAGCAGGATCTTATTTACAAGGTACTAAGATGAATCTGATGAAGCAGCAGACTAATGCTATGACAAATATGATGAATCAGGCAACTAAAACTGCAGGTGGAGCCTTTACGATGCCAGCAGGTGTATTTAATCCTACATCAGCTATCAATCGTGGGCTTCCAAGCGCAGGATTAGGATTTGCAAGTAGTACACCTTCTCTAAATTTAGGATTTAGTTCTGATTTAGTTAATAGAGCAAGTTTAGCAATAGCCCCTAATTTGTACACTCGAGCAGGTCAATCTGCTGCTCAGCTAGGTGCATTTAATCTAACCAACCAAATGTGGGATTGGTAACTATCAGTTTTTAATATGAGTACTTACAATCAATCTATAGCTAACCTTAAATCAGCCAATTGGAATAACTTAAGGGCAGTTAAAACAAACAACATAAATAGAGGTCAATGGGAATCTGATTGGTATACCAGGCATGGTGCTCTAGTAGCTAGATTCTCTCAAAAAGCAGCTAACTTTATCTATGAAAAAGATCAATTAGATGAACAGAAAGGAAAGATTAGTGCCCATATGGATTATATGGATTATAAGCATGGTATCACTAATCCAAAAGCTGTAGCAACTGAACAAGCAAAAGCTGACCATACAACTGCCACATTAAAGTTAGCAGAAAGGTTTAATTTAGATGTTGCAGAAACAGCTTTCCAAGCTAGAAAAGAAGGTCTCGATCCATCATTCATAGAACTATATAGAAATGCTAACCCTCATGAAAAAGCTGAACTTGTTAAACTTTGGTTAAATGATAACCTTAGTGCAGAGAAGTATAAAGCTTTCTTATCAGATGAATTTCTAAATAACACGGAAAATTTAACATTAATAGATAGTTCCACTGGTCTACCATCTCATATTAATTGGAATTTTAATAATCCTCAGAATGTACAATTAAAGGTTGCTTCACTCTCAATTGCCCGAGAAAAATTTTTACAACAAGTTGGTCTTGGTAATGTAGATCGAGAGTATGTTAAACAAGCTGGAGGTTATAAATTATTAACAGATACAGAAACAGACCTAGCTGCAGTTTGGACTAAAGAGTTTGATATTAAAGATTCCCTTGAAAGACAGTTAGTAGCAAGACGTAACCTTGCTAATGAATTGAAGAAAAGATCTGATGATCCATATAGAAACATTGCTTCAGCATATTGGAATCTATTCCATGCTTATAAAGGTGGTGTAAATGAAAAAGGACAGGCTTATGATTATAAGATGCTTCATGAAGCCATGGATAAAGAGATTGAAAATTTAGCTGCTGCAGGTGATCTTGAACTACAACAATTAGATGAAATAAGAACTGCTATGGTTCCAGGTTCAGATGATAAGAAGAGCCCAACTTATGATAAAAAGTTAAGTTATAATGAAAAGGGTGAATTAGTTGGCTATACTCCTGAAGAAAAGTGGCCAGTTAAATGGGGTGCTACTGGAACTTATGCTCAATTAGTAACAGATGAAAATGTTAAAAAATATGATCGAGAGAAAAAAATAAGAAAAGGAAACCTTGATCGAAGTATAACACATATACAAAATGAATTTAAAAAAGCAGACAGACCTCCAACTGAAGCAGATTTAGATAATGCAGAACAAACGTTAAAAGATTTAGCTGATGGTGAATCAATTGAACGTTGGACTAAGTGGAGAGAAGGTTTTATTATTAAGCCTAAAGTATCAGAAGATGAAGAGAAATTTTGGAGGGCATGGGTTAATGGTGGTAAGGTTTTAACAGGCCATGAGGATAAAATTAGTGAAACTTTTAAAGGTACTGAATTCTATAAACGTCAAATAGCTTCAGAGGCAAAATGGTTTAATCAAGATTTATATAAAGAGTGGGAAGAAGCTCTTGAAACTGAATATAGAACAATGCTAGGCGAAGAATATATATCTTCATCTGGTGTTAAACTAAGAGATTTTACTGGAGATAACTTAACAGGATGGAAAATATTAAAAGCTAGATATATTGAAGCTAAAAGATCAGGTGAAGCTAGGACTTTTAAACAAGCTCAAGAGATTGCTGGAGAATTTCTCAAGAAAAATGATACAAAAGAGTATAATCCAGATAACGCTTTTAATGGTATATTTTCAACAGTACATACTAAAGGCGGTACACAAATGCCATTACTGCATAAAGCCTATGAAGAGGAGTTTGCAGTTCCAACAACATTTGATCAGAAATTAAATTTCAAAACTATCAATAGAGAAAATGGTGGGGATTGGGAAAAGAATTTAGCACTAAATAAATTCTCTATACCTAAAAAGGATTATAGTACCAGTCTATATAATACTGGACGTATAGATCAAGATGTAACAAATTTATCAGAAGCTAGTGGGATATCTCCCTTTAAGGTTATGAGTATTCTTCAAAATTACTGGGGTCTTGGAGAATTAAATCCAGAGGTTATACCTGAAGAAGAGAATATAGTAGGAACATATCTTCCAAAACGATTACAAAAAATTATATATAAAGGAGATGCTACTCCATCAGATAAGAAAGAAGCTTATCAGTATATATACAAAGCAGTTGGTGATCAAGTTTTACCATTTTCTATGGAAGATGAGCTTGCTGCTCAAGATATACAAGCCTTTTATGAGTCTCAAAGTATTATGAAAGATGGTCCTATGCCAACAAGTGATGCAATACTTACTACAGGTTATTTGAAGGGCGTAGCAGAGCAGATTGGAGTAGAACCTGACCAAGCTTTTTATGACTTTAAATTAGGAAGTGTTGAAGAATTAGATGCTTGGTTTAAAGAATTGACGCCAAATCTTACTGAACAGCTTCATACTTTTGGACCTAATGGATTCCCAGAAGTAATTAAATGGCATCTATCCAACTGTGATTCAGATTGTACTCCTACAGAAAGTTATGTTAATGATGATGAATACGAACCAATAACCAATCATAAAGCCGCTTTAGAAAACTTTTACCCATACCCAATTAGCCCAGTTGGTAATACTCCTGAGCAAATGGAGTTAGGAACACAACCTGAAATGTCTATATCAGACGAATAATTATGGAAAATCCTTACGAGGAGAATACTGATTTTCAATCAGCAGTAGAGTCCGTACAGTTACCCAGTAATTTAAATATTAATGTTAATACTGATCCTGTACAAACTCTAGAAACACCACAAGAATCTGAGCTCCTTGCAGATAATTCTGCAGTTACTTCTACGGGAGGAAGCTCTGTAGTAAATTTAAATACTAGAGAAGGGCGTAAGCAAATGTGGACTGAACGTAGAGAGTTCAGTAAATTACCAGAAGGTTCACCTGAAAGAACTCAAGCAGAAAATGCTTGGGCATTAAAATACCAAGGTAAAACTTGGGATGAATATCAAGCAGAAGAACAACAAAAAAGAAGTTTCACAAGTGCTTTACAAAGGCATAGTGCTGTATTCAGTCCAAATACACAAGGAACTATGATGGCACCTGTCGTTGGAACAGGTGATTTTATAGCTGATACAGGTTCTCTTATAACCAAGAAATTTGGATTTAGAATACCTAAGATTGGTAAATTTGAAAACCAAGGACACCAAGCATTAAGAGAGATTTCCTCTCTTCTTGTACCTTTTTATATATTAAAAGGAAAAGGTATGGCTGGAGCCACATCTATACATAAATCAGGTGCAGCTGGTGCGTGGTTACAACGTTTAGGAAATAACCCTGTTTTCAAAAGGTTTGCTACAATAGGTATGGATCTAGGTGTTGGTGCTGCAGTAGATGGTACTGTAGAAACCAATAAAGTTAATGATACACTAGCTACATCTTGGAAACGAGGTAGATGGTGGGGACATGGATTGATACCTGAAAGATGGACATCAGACGGGTTAGGTCCAGATGAGAAGCATAGAGCAAATGTATTAGAAGGAATGCGTTTAGGATTCTATACATCATTAGCTGAAGGTTTTGTTAAGTTATATAGAGCAGGAAGAGGTACAACTAAAACTACTAAATTCTTAGCAGAGAAAGCAGGTGTTCAGAAACAACTTGATGAGTTAACACAAGATCCAATTAGAAATACAAAGTATTCTGATGATCCTGTTGAACAAGCTTTGACAGTACAAGAGAAAATACATGAACGTGAGCTTAAAGAATTAGGTAAGTTCCATTTAGAAAAAGGTGAGAAACTAACTAAACCTACTGTAGGTGTACATAAATTCCAGAATGAATTAGAAGCTGGATTAGTTGCTAAGAATGGCGGCGTCCAAAATCTATATGCAGATCAAGCTCGTATAGTCGGAAATAAAGGTACAACTAATGGTAGATTATCTACAGTGCTTTCTAATGCAGAAAGATTAAAAGGAACACAACCAGAAGATGTACTTAATAGAACAATTTTAAAACGCTTAAAAAATGATCTACTAAAAGGTGGTCCTTATTCTGTAGAAGGTCAATGGGGTAAATTAACTAAGGTGGAAATGGAAAGAGAAGCTGAAATATTAGCTGAACTTCTTGCTTCTCCAACACTAAAAAGAGGTGATTTAGTCCAAGTCTTAGACCAATTCAAAGAATTAAAGAATGGTGTTAAAATTGTTAACCCAGTTGCTTATAAAGCTTTAAATAAAGCATCTAAGAAATACTTAGATATGTGGTCTGATATCACAAACCATAAGAATAGAGCTTTATTATTAACATCTGAAGCTGGTGGTATATCTGATTTAAGTGAAGCTAGTAGATTATCTAAAGATACAGATGCAATTAAAAGAGTAAATGAGCAGATCTTAGAAAGATTAGAGTTTTTTGATATAGAAAGCTCGATTGCTGATTTTGAATGGAGTGCTAGAGGTGCTGCATTTAATGAATTAAAAGCTTTAAATCATGGTGAAAATGCAACTGAGATTTTAAAAAGGATTAATAAATTAAATGATAACTATACCCAGAAATTAACTGATATTATTCCTAAAGCTAAACGATTTAGAAAAACTTTAGAGCTTATACAAAATGAAGCTCCTGAGTTTGCTGAAACAATAAGACTAGCTTACGAATTATCTGATGGTAATATACAAAGCATCAAAGCTTTGAATAAGTATATTGAGAATCAATTCGGTACTTATTCTAAAATGTTTGTTGATTCTAACCCTGCAGTACCTTCAATGTTTAATAAAGCATTGATGACCAATATATTTAACAGTATGTTGTCTGCTATTGGTACTCCAGTTAGAGCTTTACAAGGTAACTTTGGTGGTTTTATTGCTGAACCTCTTACAGTAATGTATGGTGCTTTAAGATCAGGTGATGCTGTTCAATTAAGAAGAGCAGCACATATGTATTTTGGTATAACTGATACATTACAGAATGGTTTTAGTTATATGGGTAAGGTGTTTAGAAAGGCATCTGAAACTCCAGATGAACTTGCTACAATGTTCAGAAAGGATTATGCATTAGAGAAAACTCAAGGTAGAGAATTAGCTAAAGAATTTGCTAGAGCAGCTTCTCGTAATGGAGAGGATGGACCTCAATCATTACTTAATGTTGTTGAAGAATTAGATGCTATGGGTAGGGATCCTGTTCTAAGATTCGGTCCAAATGCTATGACAGGCTTAGACGGATTCACTGAAGCAACACAGAAAATAGCATTTGATAAAGGTAAAGCTTTTGACTTATTAATGGAAAAGTATCCTAATGGTAATTGGGGTAAAAATGAATTCCAAGATTTATGGAAAGAAATTCATAAGCAAGGCTGGACAGAAGATGGATTAATTAGTGATTCTGCCGTAGAATGGTCTAGAAGAGAAATAGCACTTAACTTAGATACGCCTTTAACAAAACTATTAAATCCTATAATTAAAAAATTCCCTCCTCTCAGAAGTTTATTCTGGTTCCCTACTACTCAAATGAATGCACTTGATATGTTTGGGAAATATGGTAATGTATCTAGAGTAAAAATTGGTACAGATTTTGCTGGAGATTATGCAGAACTATTAGGTCCATATGGTAATAGAGCAGCAGATGATTTTGATCCAGCAGAGATCCAGAAAATCCTTGCTAAACGTGGTATGGATATGTCTGGTGATTACATGGCTAAATTCAAACATCTTCGAAACAAAGTAAGAGGAAGAGTAGCTATGGGTAACATGGCTGTTATGGGTGCATGGTTGATGGTATCACAAGATAGAATTAGAGGTAATGGCCATTGGGATAAAGGTATACATAACAATAGATTAACTCAAGGTTGGAAACCATTAACATATCAAGGTTTAGATGGTAAGTGGCATAGTTACGAATGGATGGGACCAATAGCTAAATGGCTTGGACTTACAGTTGATGTATTTGATAATTTCAACTCAATGAGTACAACTCGGATGGAAAAAATGGGGAAAAAATTATCCTTCGTTTTAGCAGCTTCAGTCAATAAACAATCTTTACTTGGTTCTATGGAACCGTTATTTGCTGTACTTGGAGGTAATGCTGCTGCCAGATCTCGCTGGATTGGTCAAATGACTAATAGTATATTTCCACTGGCTGGCTTCAGAAATGAGCTAGGAAAGAACATGTATGGTACATTAAGAGAAGTAGAGAATGAAGATATAGGAGAAATCATTCGAAATAGAAACAATTGGATTGACGCATTTGATGATCAAGGTAAATTATCAGAAGTAGTAAATTGGGTAGATGGAAAGCCTATATCTATAGGTACTGGTAGTTGGTGGTCTAGAGTTAAAAACAACTCATTAGGTTTAAAGACCTCTGAGAAACCATCTCCTGAAGGTCAATTCTTAATAGATATAGAATTTGATGCTGAACCACATCTTAATGTTTCTTCTAGTGGTGTAAAATATACCAAAGGCGAAGTTACTGAGTTAGGTACTCTTATAGGTGAAGATGGATATGCTAAAACTGCTATTCAAAGAGCTATGAGCGAAGCAGAAAAAGTTACCTATACAGATCCAGATACAAATAAAGTAATAAAAGGTTATAAAAATATAATGCTATATGCTAGAAGCAAAGGTTTAACAAGTGAAGATTTGAGTGATTTTGAAGGGATTAGAAGAAGACTTGAGATTAATATTCAAAGAGCCAGGAATCGAGTTGAAAATCTTCTATCTACTAGAGATCGTATTAATAAAGAAGCTATCGAGAAAAGAGTTAAAGCAACAAAATCGTCTCAAGGTGATATTAATGCAATCATTAACCTAAAACATGGAAAATAACCTTAAGTAAACTAAATGGCACATACAAGCGTAACAAAAGCACACTCTGCAAATACAGGAGTGGCGAATACATATAGTTACTCAGGGAGTTTCGATGTATTCAAAGGATCAGAAGTAGTAGTAACATTAGATGCAGTAACACTAACATTCACTGCTTCGACCATAAATGAATCTGCCTCACCTAGAGAATATACAGTAGATACAACAGCTAAAACCGTACATATTGGTGGTGCTGATTTGTCTAGTGGTACTATTATCATAAGACCTGTAACAGATATGGGTGCTCCTACAGCACAAGCCATATATTCTGCAGGATCTTCTATAACTGCAAGTGATTTAAATAACAACCAGACACAGCTTTTACGGAAAGCTATGGAGTATGACGAGCAGAAGTTATCTTCTACTGGTGGTACAATGACTGGTGATCTTGAGTTAGGTGAAAACGTTAAAATTATATTTGAAGGTTCATCGGCTGATGCTCATGAAACCACTCTTACAGTTGCTAATCCTGATGGTGATCGTACAATTACTCTTCCTAACGTAACAGGTACAGTAGTAACAACTGGTGATACAGGTACTGTAGCAACAGGTATGATTGCAGCTGATGCTGTAGATGGAACTAAGATAGCTGATGATGCTATCAATTCTGAGCATTATACAGATGGTAGTATTGATACAGTTCATATTGCTGATTCTCAAATAACTACAGCTAAATTAGCAAATGATTCGGTCACATCAGCTAAAATCTTAGACGGTGAAGTTGTTAATGCAGATCTTAATGCAGCTGCAGCTATTGCTCATAGTAAATTAGCAGCTATACCTGATGGACAAATTCTTGTAGGAAATGGAGCAACTGTACCTACAGCTGTAGCAGTATCAGGTGATATAACTATATCAAATACAGGTGCAGTAACTATAGCAAATGATGCTGTAGAAATTGGTATGATAGGTTGTGAACAAACAACTATATCTGATAGTGATTCTCACATTCCAACCTCTGGAGCTGTTGTAGATTATGTTGCAGCACAATTAGCACCTATTGGTGGTTTTGAAGTTATAGCAGATGAAGATAATTTTCCTACATCTCAACCAGCGTCTGGTGTTGTTATATCAATAGCTGATGCAGGTGGTATAACTTTTAATGGTAGTGGTGTAGCAACTAATGCTAGAACTGCTGGAAATGGATCTGACAACGTAACAATTAATAATGCTCCTTCTACCCTTTATGGTGAAACTCTAGTAGCTGGAGTAGGTTTACAAGTTAGTTCTACAGGCTCAAGTAATACATATAATTATCATAAAATATTAGCTAAGGAAGGCGATGTTAAACAGTTATCTGATGACATCAATGACTTTAATGAAAGATATCGTGTAGCAAGTTCTGCCCCAGGATCTAATAATGATGCTGGTGACTTATACTATGATACTAATACTGACAAAATGTATGTCAGGAATTCTGCTAATAATGCATGGGGTGAAGTAACATCAACTGGTGAATTTAAATTCTTATATTTATGTCCAAATGGTGGTTCTGGAGCTCCAACAATAAATGGTAGTATTGCTACATATGATTTAAGAGAAGGAAGTAATTCAGGTACAGGTGCTAGTGTAACAACAGCAGCTCAATTAATCGTTAGTATTAATGGAGTAGTACAGAAACCTAATACAGGAACTTCAGCACCAGCTGAAGGTTTTGCTATGGTAGATGCCAATACTATTATATTTGGATCTAATCTACCTACTGGTGCTGAAGTATTTGTTATTCAAGTTGGTTCTGCTGTAAGTATTCCTACACCAGGAGATAATACTGTTACATCTGCTAAGATTGTAGATGGTGCTATAATGAATGCAGATATCAATGCTTCTGCAGATATTGCAGGTAGTAAGATAGCAGATGATTCCATAGCTGAAGTTAAATTAGATATACATAATGCTCCTAGTGGTACAGATAAATACCTTAAATATACCAGCAATGGTATGGAATGGGCTGTAGATAATAATACAAACCTTCTTGCAGGTGGTACAGCTACAGGTCATATCAATCTTGATAACGATAAAGAATTACGTCTCATGGAGGCGGATTCAAATGGATCAGCTTATGTTGGTTTAAAAGGTGCAACTGATAAAGGATCAGAGAGTTCATATACTCTATCTCTTCCAGCTGCAGCTCCAACAGCAGGTAAAGCTCTTGTTGCAAACGCATCAACACCTACTAATCTAGAATGGGGAACAGCAGGTGGAGCATCTGGTGGTGGTACAGATCAAATTTTCTATGAAAATGAACCTACCGTAACAACCAACTACACAATAGCAGGTAACGCTTCTACAGCTATGAATGCTATGTCAGCAGGTCCAATAACTATTAACAATGGTGTAACTATCACTATTGGAGCAAACCAAACCTGGACAATCGTATAAATTATGCCAATAGTAATTAATGGAAGTGGTACTGTCACAGGTCTCTCTGTAGGCGGTATCAACGATGGAGCAATAGCTCATGCTGATTTAGCAGATAGCACAAAACCTGTATTCTGTAGTTATGCATTACTAGAAGATCGAAAGACATCAGGAACTGCAGGTGGAACTGCAACATCAGGTGCTTGGTATACAAGAGATTTAAATACTGAAATTGCTGATCCTGATTCAATCGTTTCTATTTCTTCTAATAAATTTACGTTAGGAGCAGGTAGTTACCTGATTAAATGGAGATGTCCTTTCTATAGAACTGAATACACACAAACTAGGTTATATGATGTAACTAATAGTGCTGTTATTAGAGATGGTCAAGGTGCTTATTTCCATCATACAGATGATGGTACATATCCTTCCTTATCAGGAATGGCTAGAGTAACACCAAGTGGATCGACAGAATATCGAATTGAATATAAATGTGGCGCAACAAAAGCAACCGTTGGTTTAGGGTATGATGCAACTTTTGATAATGAAGTTTATACCCAAGTAGAAATCTATAAGGAGGCATCATGACATTAAAACTAAACGGCTCCTCATCAGGAAGCGTAGCACTAGATGCTCCTGCTAGTACAACAAGTGGAGCAGATATAACATTTAAACTTCCTGTAGCAGATGGTAGTGCTGGACAGGTGTTACAGACTGATGGGTCTGGAAATTTAAGTTGGGTTACTCCACAAGCTGCAATTATAATAGATCGTTGGAGATATACAGGAACCTCAACTAGTGATAACACCGTTCATACTGCTTGGGAACGAGGTGATAACGCACTCCGTTTACCAGCACAAATACTACAAGGTGGTTCTGGTATGAGTCACTCATCTGGAATATTCACATTTCCTCAAACTGGTATTTGGGAAGTTTCAATATGTGGAACTTTCGCAGGACAAACTGGAAATGATGGATTAGCTCAGTTAATACTTCAGATAACGGTTGATAATGGTAGTAACTGGAATGGTGCTTGTAAAGCTGCAGGTGGTTCAGATGCTACTGAATGGTTCCAAGGAACTAGTTCAGCAATCTTTGATATAACAGATGTATCAAATCAAAAAGTTAGAACTTATACAAGTAGTTTTGGTTATACAGAATTAAGAGGTAATACAGATGAAGACGAAACACATCTAACCTTTATCAGATGGGGTGATACATAATGAGTACAATAAAAACAACAAATATTACTCATGCGAGTAATTCAGGTACATCTAATGTTGTACTGGATAGTTCTGGTAATGTAACTACAGCAGGAAACATTACTCCAACAGGTGATTTAATACTTGCCTCTGGTAAAGGTTTAGATTTTAGTGCTACTGCTGGCCCTACTAATGGATCTGCTACTAGTGAGAAGCTTTTAGATTATGAAGAGGGTGATTGGACACCTGCTCTTGGTGGTGAGAATGGAGATGGAACAATTACATACCATTATCAACATGGAAAATATATAAAGATTGGTAAGTTAGTTAACTGCTATTTCAATATTTCTGTTAATGCAGTTAGTTCTACACCATCTGCAGGTACTGGATTAATCAAGGGATTACCTTATACCATAATAGATCATGCTGTTGCTCCAGGTTGTGGTGGTTCTATCACTTTTTATTATGGATTGGATAGTGATTTTAACCAAAATGCAACTCCAACTCTCATAGGTAGACAAAACACAACTGAACTAGCTATGAGGCGTGTGGGTTATAATGTAGGATCTAACTCTGGTGTAGTTGATGCAGCAGAGTTTACAAGTGGTGATTATATCTCAGGATTCTTTAATTATATAGCAGCATAAATTATGGCATTAACAGAAATCAATTCTTTAGGTCTAAAAGACGCTGAAGTAAAAACCGCAGATATAGCTGATGATAATGTAACTACAGCGAAAATAGCAGATGATGCTATAACTGCAGCAAAATTAGCAGATAACGCTGTTGTTACAGATGCTATCAATGCTGATGCAATAACAGCAGCAAAGATTGCAGATGATGCAGTTGGATCTGAACATATAGAAACACTAGATAGCGATCTCTCTCTTGGAGATAACTGTAGTGTTGTAGTTGGTGCAGGACAAGATGCAATTTTTGTTTCAGATGGTACCAATGGAATTATAAGAACAGCAACTGGTAATAACTTTGAAATACAAAGTAATCAAGCATCTGGCCCAAATCATACAATAGCTAAATTTATTGCTAATGGAGCTGTTGAACTTTACCATGATGATGCAAAGAAAGCAGAAACTGCAGCAGCTGGCTTTACTGTTACAGGTACATGTGCAGCAACTACAGGTCAATTTACTGATATAACAGGTAGACACGGCAATGCACCTACAAATACTCAAGGTGGTACTTATACCCTTGTAGCTAGTGATGCAGGTAAAATTGTAAAAGCAGCAGGAAATGTAACTATCGATCAAAACGTATTTGCTGATGGTGATATGTTGGTCGTATATAATTCCTCGGGTAGTGATATAACTCTTATACAAGGTACTAGTTTTACCTTAAGATTAGCTGGAGATGCAGCAACAGGAACTCGTACAATTGCACAAAAAGGTGTATGTACTGTATTCAATTTAGCTACAAACGAAGCTGTTGTTGGTGGCGTAGGAGTATCTTAAAATGTTAATGATAATGGCCGGAGCTGGTGGAGGTGCCAAAGAGTATGAAGTAAACTTTCTGGTTATTGCAGGTGGAGGTTCTGGAGCAAGTGGTGGCTCTGGAGGTGGAGCAGGAGGATATAGATCTAGTTTTAATAATGAAACTTCTGGTGGTGGCGGTTCTTCTGAATCTGCCATAACTGTTACTGGAGGTACTGTCTATACCATTACTGTCGGTGCTGGAGGCTCTGGACCACCTTATGGTCATAATGGAAGTAATGGTTCTACTTCAGAAATAACTGCACCTGGTTTTACTGCTATAGATACTGTTGGTGGCGGTCGTGGTGGCTGGTCTCCTTTTTGGGCAGGATATGTTGCCCCATCTACATCAGGTGGATGTGGTGGTGGTGGAACAAGAGGTAACTCTGGAGGAGCAGGTACTGCTAATCAAGGTTATCCTGGCGGAGGTACTGGTCCAGTATCAGGAAGCTATGGAAATGCTGGTGGTGGCGGTGGTACTGGAAGTACTGGTGGAAGTGGTGGTTGGTATAGTGGAGGAGGCGGCGGTGGCGGCGCATATTCAACTATAACTGGTTCGTCTGTACAACGTGGAGGTGGTGGAGGTGCAAGAGGTCATAGTACCTATTCTCCTAACATATCT